CATCCACGGGAAGGAGGGCTTATAATGGATTACTTCCTCGCATTTATCGGCCTACTGTGGCTGACATTCCGCATCGGGAAAGAAGATGGAAAATGGGGATGCTTTACCGTCCTCATCGTAATTGTCCTTATTGGAGTGATTGCAGCGCTCATTGATTAAATGAACAGGATGCCCCGTTCATCGTAGACGCTGGTAGCAGGTGCGCTTCGGATGCAGCGGTCAAGGCCCATGATGAGAGCAACGATCCCGTCGATCTTCTCCACGGAGCGCTCCTTGTCGGGCTTAATATTTCCAGCGGGATCTTGCCGCATGACCACGTTCTGGGCCATCCACTTGAGAACGGGATTGCCTCCATGATTGATATTGCCCTCCATCAGCAGTTTGTACAGCTCTTTGGAGGGCGGTGACATATCTTTGAACCCTTGTCCGAAAGGCACCATCGTGAAACCCATATCCTCAAGGTTCTGTACCATCTGTGTGGCATTCCAGCGGTCATAGGCGATTTCGATAATGTGATATTTTTCTCCAAGCCGTTCAATAAAGCGCTCAATAAATCCATAATGAATGACATTCCCCTCTGTAGTCAAGATGTAGCCCTGCCTCTGCCAGACATCGTACAAAACATGGTCGCGGCGGCACCGCAGCTCCAGCGTCTCTTCCGGGAGCCAGAAAAACGGCAAGACAATGTATTTCTCATTCTCTGTCCTCGGCGGGAACACCAATACCAACGCTGTAATATCTGAGGTGGAGGAGAGGTCAAGCCCCGCATAGCAATCCCGGCCTTCAAGCTCCGCTGGGTTTATCGGTAAATTTCCTCTCTCGTAAATATGCTCCGGTATCCACACAACCGTAGAATTCGTCCAAATATTCAGCCGAAGCTGCTTGAACACATTTTCCTCTGCCGGATTTTCTAAGGCATCCCGATAAGCATCCCGAACCCGGTCAATGCTGATCGTGTATCCAAGGGATGGATTCGCTTTGTACCAATTTGCCTCGTCATTCCAATCGTCCTCATCACTCAGTCCGTAAATCACAGGATAAAAAGAATGGTCGATCTTTCTGCCATTCATGATATCCAGTGCCTTGGTATGCAACTCATAGCAGATGCTCTCTTTATCCGTACCCGCAGTGGTGATAATGAAGAAGAGAGGTTGCTCACGGGCATCGCCGGAGCCTTTGGTCATAACGTCATACAGCTTCCGGTTAGGCTGCGCGTGTATCTCATCAAATACCAGCCCAGAAATATTCAAACCATGCTTTGTACCTGTCTCGGCTGAAAGCACCTGATAAAATCCAGCATTCCGGTAGTTGACGATGCGCTTGGTGGCCGCTGCGATCTTTGAACGCTTCAAAAGCGCAGGAGATTTCTCCACCATCCGCTTGGCAACGTCAAATACGATGGATGCCTGACTTCGGTCATTGGCGCAGCTGTACACCTCGGCGCTGGCCTCACCGTCCCCGTAAAGAAGGTATAAGGCGATTGCGGCAGCAAGCTCCGATTTTCCGTTCTTCTTTGGAATTTCAATGTAGGCACTGCGAAACTGCCGTTTGCCCTCCGCATTGACGATTCCAAAAATATCCCGGACAATCTGCTCCTGCCAAGGCAGCAGAAAAAACGGCTTCCCATCCCACTTGCCCTTTGTGTGTTTCAGGTTCTGGATAAAGGCAACGGCGTGGTCGGCTTTCTTCTTATCATATCTGGATTCCGGGAGCATAAATGGGGAAGGGGTATATTCAAACACCATCAGCATCCGCCCCCTTCCAGAAGTTTCTCCATTTCATCATCTTCATCACTGTTGCTGTCACCGCCAACAATGCGGCTTCTGGCAGATGGGGTGAGGCCAAACTGCTCACAGAACTTAAGCATGATTTTCATATTTGTCTGGGCAATGGAAACTTGCGGCACCTGCTGCAGGTATCCGTTGGGGGTGCGCACCATAGAGCCGTGCTGCGTCAAAAACTCCTCCGCTTCCTTCCACCGAGCATAAGCCTGACAATACCCGGCGAAGGCTGCCATGTCCATTTCTGTCAGCAGGCCCATCGCCTCCAGCACCTTTGCCATCCGTCTCCATTCCTTTTTTGCTTCATCCTCAAGCCACGAAGGACAGCGGGGAGCTTTCTTCTCTGGCTTCGGTTCCTTCGTATTCAGGGGTCTGCCGCCCGGATTGCCCTCCAGCTGCTTAAGGGCCGTAGGCTTCGGTTTTCTTCCTCTCTGTGCCATGCTCCCACCTCCTCTCGGTAAAAATGGCAACAAAAAAAGCCGCATCTCTGCGACCTCCGTAACGAGATACAGGGCCTTGCGGCTCTGCATCTTTGTGAAACTGTGTTTTAAATCGTCATCGCCCAAGCGATAGCGTGACCGCCATCCTCAAAAAGCTCCCCGCTCATGGCTATAAGACTCAGTCGGCATTCAATGTATCCGAACCCTGTTTCTTCTGGGGTTTCAAGGAACTCGTATACTCCGGCGATGAATCCTTTCCAAGCGTGGTCAGTAACCAAAACCTTATCGCCCATCTTCAGCACCGCGCCTTCTCCGGCGCAAACCTTCATGGAAAGTTTCTCCATCGTGGTGATGTTCGGCAAGCAGTAGTGGTTTGCGGTGTTCCATGTGCTTTCCTGACCTCTTTTGATTCCATCGTTTTTCATGTTCGTATCCTCCGATTATTTTGTTTTCCCTTTCGGTAGGTACATATTCGCTCTAAAAAGAGATAATAGCAAGTTAATTCGGAGAATAATCTACACAAATATCTATCAAATAAACTGTGTATCCTATATCTCCGTCTGGCGGCGATGGTCTCTCAATCTAAAATTATTGTGAGAAAACCCGTGCCCTCCAGCCACATTTTATTTTTCTTTCTTCCGTTTCTTTTATAGCCCTTGATCGTAGCATCGGTCAGTCGTTCAAGAGCATATGCACCAATATACCATTCGGCCAGCGATTTTGTAATGGACACACTGTTTAACATATAACTGATTTTCATTTTGGGTTCCTCCGTTTTATGTGTTTTCCCTTTCGGTAGGTACATATTCGCTCTAAAAAGGGATAATAGCAAGTCAATTCTGAACCATAAAACACACAAATATCTGCCAGAGGAATTGGCTATATATGACCAAAAGAGCCTTGCGGCTCTGTTGGCTTTTCAGGAGCTTAGTTGATGCGGAAAATGTAACCGTGGACTTTTTCGTATTCTCCCGTGTGGAAATCTTTGCACTGACCGTTGATCTCGACCAGCCCCTCCAGCGTGCAGCCGTTCTGCTGGAAAAGCCATGCGGTTTCCACCGCACTTGACCAACTCGAGGAAAAAGTGAACCGCTTAATGCCCTGCGCCCGGAGGTTGGAAATCAGTGCGGGAACATCTTTGTCCCAAATGCAATCCCGCAGGTCGATGTATTCGTTCCCGCGCTCTTTTGCATCGGAGTAGAGTCTGTAGACATTCCAGAAGTCGATCCCGTTTTCTGCTACGCTGTTTTCCCATGCTTTATGGGCCGTTCTTGCGGCCTCCTTGCCAGCCTCGTCCTTTGCTTCGTCGTACTGCTTGCGGATTTCCTGTTCCTTTTCAAAAGCCTCTGCCAAATTCTTCATCATGGTTGTGTCCTCCTTAAAATGTGTTTTCCCTTTCGGTAGGTACATATTCGCTCTAAAAAGGGATAATAGCAAGTTAATTCGGAGCATAATTTGCACAAATAAATGCCGGATAAACTGTGTATCTTACATCTCGGATTGGCAGCGGTGAATGGTATCAAGAATTTTATCCTGCTCCTGCGCATCCACACCAATGCTTTCTAAAGCCTCTCTTGTTCCGCAATCCGGGCAGATGAGTGTTTCATTGTCGGCCCTTGAAAGGGAGGGAACACCGTGGTAGGCATTCCCACAGCGAGGACAAATCCGAATTCTTGCGTTTGCATCAATTTTCATTTCATTCCCTCCTGTCACTGTCGGCATAAGCCTGAAATAGTATTTTTTTATCAAATCTGAAGCTCTGGTACCCCTGCAGGCAAGTTTCAAGGTAATATTCACTTGGCAGCCCAAGTGGGCGATCCTC